AAGCCAACAACTTCTTTGTACTGAGCGAAGTCTTTTGCCCCACCATTACCAAGAAACTCTAGTGCAGAGGACTTATCATCCCCGATCTTTTCTTTAAGCACGTCAAAGACGGTTTTTGCCATATTTAACTACTATCTCCTTTGGGCTGCTGCGCCTGCGTCATACGGGCAAGCTCTAGCTCCACCTTGTTGTCCTCGACCCGTTTGGCTGTAGCGTCTCGTACACCTTGGCGTTTAGCATCAATAGCCAGTTCAGCCTTGTCTACGTTAATCTGTTCAGCCGCTATCTTGCCGTCGAGTATTATCTTCTGCTGTTTCTGCTGTAGTTCAGCTTGTTTTATCTGTGCATCCACCTGATCTTTAGCCGCTTTGCGCTGCTGTTCTGCTTGCTTGACCTGCATTTCTGCCTGTTTAAGCTGCATGATCGGGTCTTTTTGTTGCTGTTGTGCTTGCTGTGCAGCGGCTTTTTGTTTGTTGGTCTGTGTAAGTTGTGCCCCTGCTTGAGCTACCAAGCGGGATAGCTGTACTTCTATCTCTGGTGGTAACGCTTCGTTGGGTGGTGGTAACGGCACGCCCAATTTGTCTTCTATCTGCTTGCGGTACGCAAACCCAAGATGCTCTGCTATATGTGCCTGTAGTGACGCCATGATCTGTTTGGCTTGTGGGTTCTGCCCTATCATCTGCATCATCATAGGGTCTTGCATAAACGACGTATGGGTAGCTATGTGCGCTTCGTGGTCTTGGTATATAAACGCGTTCATGGGCTTACCTGTTAAAGCAGCCATGTTCTCGCTTATAGGGTCTGTAGGCGTAGCGTCGTCCTTAGTAGGCACAAGTTTATCAGCGTTCTTTACGCCCAACACTTCTATCATCTGCCTGTGTAGCTGTGGTAGGTCGTATATCTGGGGCGCTTGTGCAGACATTTGTAGCACAGCTTGGTACTGTACAACTCGTTGTGCCATCGTAGAGCTATTGGGGTCGCTCACAGGGATCACATCGACCATCATATAGTCTGCCTGCTTTGCTCCCACTTCACCTCTGTGGGGCTGGTACGCGTACTCTGTGGGGGCATACTCAGCCATGATAGACTTTAAGAGCTTAAACTCTTGCTTCATCGCGTAGTGTACACGTGCCTGAACTGCAGCCATGGGCTTCAGGGTGCGCTCTAACAGGGCTAGAGTAGTCCCTACAGGAGCGTTAGCTGACATATCCGAGATGTTCATATCACTAATAGCGCCCAGCCTACGGCCCTCTGTGGTGATCTGGTTCAGCAAGGCTAGTAAAGTCTGACTAGGCTCCTTATACGGAAGTGGCATAATATTGTCACGGATACTACCTGACGGTACATCTACGTCTTTAAACTCTCCGGGTTCAATGGGTGTATCATCTCCCTTGATACGCAGCCCACGCGACTTCAGCCCTCCCGGGAGGTTGGAAAGCGTGCCAGCGTCTACAAGCTGACGTATCAAGGAAGTCCCCGCCTTAGCATATCCACCAATAATATGTATAAGGCCGAGTCCGTAGAACCCGAATCCGGGCACATAGACGTAGTGGACGAAGTGTTGACGTTTGAGGGTCAGGGGGTCCCCCTCCTCGTAATTTCTACGGATCGCCAACACTTCGTCGCTACCACGCTCTATGGTGACAACATAAGGTCGAGCAATACCGTCGTCGTCATCAACGCCCTCAATTACGAGGTCAGCGTGGATTTCATACAAAGTGTACCTGTCGTCATCGGTAAGAGAATAACCGCCTTCTTCCGCTTTACGTTCTTCTATATCGCTGTGGTATGGTTCTGGGTCACCAAGCTCTACATCGCGGTAGAATCCTGACGCTTGTAGCTTTTTTAGCTCATTCTTAGTTTTACGCATTACGTGAGTTACACGTTCTGCAGCTTCTATATTAGACGCGCCGTAGGGCACAATCACATCTTCAGCGGAGATATACAACGCCATCTGACGCCCTATGTTGGGGTCAAAATACACCTTTTTAAACGCAGAGCCTGCCAAGCCAAGGCTGTACAGCATACGCTCATGTTCTGGACGATACTCTACCATGTTCTCGGTAAGCTCATAGTTCATATCTGCCTTCACACGGGCAGCGGCTTCTTCTTTTTCTTTGGTTTCTTCGCCAAGAACTTTAGTTTTTACTGGACCTGCGGCTGGGAACGTCTCAGACATGGTTTCTGCTTGAAACCGTATAGCTGCCTCTGCCAACACTGTAGAGAACACACCACACGCTCCATCCCACGGCTCTGTACGCTCCTCATACTTAAACCCTAACACGTCCATACCTTTTACGAACGTGTCTGCCCAATCTTTGCGGCTGTCCATATCAGCGGTAACAGACTCCATCAAGTCGTTAGCCAGCTTACTTAAATCAGTGTCGTCTAAAATTTCTGCTATATTAGCCCCAAAGTCAGCTAAATCCAATTCATTTCCGGGTATTAATGTTATCTCCATACTACCATCGGATAAGGTAACCTCTTCAGGATCAACGATTTCAATCTCCATATCAGGGATTTCCATCTCTTCTACGCCGTCTAAATCGTTTTCTAGCCCGAGAGGGGCAGCGTATAAGCCTTTTTCAATCGCCATATGTCACCTTTAATAATACCCGCCGCGTTTTTGTTTAAAGAACCGTTGTTCTTCTGGCTCATCTGTGGGTAGCCGTATAAACCCACCCTGCCTAAACCGCATCAGAGCCATGACCGTCGAATCTACAAGGTCATCATTACTCATAAACGGGAATCCTGCAATCTCTTCAACAACTTCTTCTGCCCACCGTGTCTGTGGCACCCAGCAAAGACCTGATGCAACAATATCCGCAACGGAGTTAAGCCTAGCTAGTTTGTCACCCGACCCTCTGTGTGGTGTATACTCAGACACTGGTAAGCCCATACGTCGCATCTCTTGATACAAGGCCACACCAGAACTTTTCTTCTCCACAATGAACGAATCAGGTTCCCAGTCTTGATACTCTTCCATCGCAAGCTGTTTAAGCTCTGGAAACTCTATACGTTGTTTTATGCTGTTTAACAATATAATATTGTAAGCGTTCGTTTCTTCGTGGAGAAACACCCCCCATGTAGTAAGGGCTGTAAAGTCTGCGCGGTTGTGTCTTTCTGCGGCTGCGTCAAGCGACATAATAACATATTCACAAGATGGCGGAGATTCTTTAGTCCACTCGTTCCACCACTCTCGCTTGACCAACGCGGCTTCTTCTGCCGTAGGCTGTTGTTGATACTGAGAGTTCCATTGAAACGTAGGCATAGACGCCTTGGTACGCAGTAACGCCTCTAGGTCAAAAAACTCAGGCCACAGGGGTTTTTGTGTAATTTTACCTGTCTTTTTGCCTGTTACATCCAAAATAGCTGGAAATTCTACTACTTCGTATTGGTCAGCTTGTTCGTTTTGCCCCATGTCTCGTACAACACGGCCTGTCAGGTCATCTAAATGCCAACGTGTCTGGATTATTGCCACACTACCTCCCGGCATAAGACGAGTTCGCGCACCAAAGGTGAACCATTCGTATGCTTTCTCGAACACGCTAAAATTTCCGTTAATAACGTCTTGTTCTGAATGTGGGTCGTCAACGAGCAGGAGGTCAGCGCCTCGACCAGCAAGAGCAGAACCAATACCGCACGCATAATATTCACCCCCTACGTTTGTGTTCCAACGTCCTGCTGATTTACTATCTTGTGCCAACTTAACCGTAGGAAATATAGAACTATACTCTGCGGTGGCTATAAGGTTACGCACTTTACGGCCAAAATCTACCGCCAAGTCTGTTGTGTGTGACACCATCATAACTTTTTTGTTTGGATTTCTTCCCAAGAACCACGCTGGAAAAAAGATAGACACAAGTTGAGACTTACCGTGACGTGGAGGTATATTAACACATATACGGTCTTTATCACCCCGTTCTATATCCATGAGCATGTCTGCGAGTATACGGTGGTGCTTACCTACAATGTAGTCAGGCTGCATAAGTTTGCAAAAAGCTATAAGATCGTCATACGCGGCTTTGTTTGTAGTGCGCGTGGTCAACTCATCGACCATACGATTGATTTCAGCTACTTCTTCAGGGTCAAACGCGTCTAAATTGTCTAGCATGGCCGCAATATCAACTTCGTCAAAACCCAAAACGTCATTCATCGTCGTCAAATCCGAACTCTTCGTCTATATCCAGAACTTGTGGGTTCAAAATAGTGGCATCCTCTACTTCTGGCTCTGGATTTACCAGTTTTGCCAGCTTCACGCGCAATTTTTCTTTAATGTCGTCCGTGGTTTGGTGCGTAATAGTAACTTCAGACTTCTCTGTAAACAACCCTACGTCTGAGAACTTACCTAATAGCTCTAACGCACGCATCCGCACACGGGCGTCGGGGTTTTCGGCCTCAATAATCAGTTTGTTCGTGACTAAGTTGCGTAGTTGTTTGGAAGACTCAACCACAGAGTGATTAAACTCGTCTATAATTGCACCTGCCATCTTGATAGACGGGGGTGTTAACTTAGCTGCACGCACATGCGTGACTTTTTGAGATGTTTTGTCAGGGTTTTGAGCAAACGCGGTGGCTAATGTGGCTGCAACCTCTTTATCTAGCTCATCAGGAGTAGTGTCCAACCCATGTTTCTCTAATTCTTTGACAGTGTTAGACAGCGCTTCAGTGCGTTCAGGCAACGGCACCTGTTTTACTTCGTCTTCTAGGGGCACACCTAGTTCGGGGGTAACATTGATTGTCATACTACATCGCAGGTTGTGAACCGATAACATAATAATAGGGTACAAAAAATTTTTTGACAAGGGATTTGAAAAAAGGGTGGGGGGGTTTTGAAAAATACAACATTGTTCACGCAGATTAGTAATATAGAAGACACACGGAGTCCCACATGACACAGCGGCCCATGGGGGGCGGGTATGGTTTCCAGATACCAGTTTTAGGGAAGTTCCCTAAAATGTGCTATGCTACGATCTAATGAGATATGATGTCGTTTAGTGTGGTTTTATCTATGGTATAAGATGACATGGCATGGTTTAAGTAATTATCGGAAAGGCAATAATGCGAATCCGATATGATCTTGAAAGGGTCAACCATGTCTAATATCGAACATTCCGCCGCCGTCATCAATGCAATCACTACAGCATTGGGTGCTAAGTTCTCAGGTGAGGACAAAACTAGCAAGTGCTGGGACGCGGCAAGTAAATTGCTACGCTGGACTGACGCGGTAGCACCGACGCCTGCTAATATCGAGCACGGTAAATCTACTACAACGAAAGAAGCATATGGTCAGCTCAAGACCGCGATCGAAGCATTGCTCAAACGTCGTGGTCGTGCGCATGGTAGCACCGACGTTAGCGCGGAACTAAAAGACATCAAAAATTCTTTGATGCGTCGCAACGACCCCGAGCTATTCGCGGCTACCAAAGGTCATCTTGGCAAGGTCGAAAAAGTGGACGGCACGGACGCTACCGTGAAATCTACGCCTGACACGTCGGCCTTTGACAAAGGTCAAACAATGGCACGCAACTATGTGGCATGGGTTGAAAAGAACGCGACCGAATTGGGTACTAGTTACGATACGGTACGCAAGGCCGCGCTGCAGATGTTGTCTGCGTCTGGCTACAAGCGATAAAATACTATGGGGCAGGCAATAACGTCTGCCCCACAATTCAAATGAAAAGGAAATGATATGAGACAAGTTAACTCTGTTAGGTATGGCAATATGACGGCACGGATGGACAGCGATTATTCAGTGCACTTCTATTGCGACGTCACTAATAGGTTTGTTTGCGATAGCGCAGGCGAACTAGTTCGTATGAACGATAGTCTTGTTGTGGCACATAGTTTGTCAGGGCGCTTTTTATTAGAAGTGCAATCCGCGATGGACGTTATTAAAGCATTGCGGGATTCTTGGAAAGATAACCCAAAGAGCACGGCACGGGAACGAGCGCTTGCAAATAAACAATTCGCGGAATGGGCTGGATATGAAGACGACGACCTAGACGACTGGACATGACCACAGGGGAGCTTCGGCTCCCCATTTTTTTGTGCCGTTGATACCAGTACTGGGGTTGCGTTGCGCCTCGCCCTATTGCAATCTACTACGTTA